ATTTTCAAAAGTATTTGGAAGGCTATCAGCGAGCATTGACCAGCAGAGATGCAGAAAAATACGTGGATGGTGAAGATGAAGTCATTGACTTTGAAACCATAATCAACGAAGTGGCTCTGCTACGCAATCGTTGGCTGGGCATCATGAAGGGACTGGATTCAAAAAGCTGGATGAGCGGACACATTGTGAGATTGCGCACAGCCGGCATGGAAGACATACAGGTATGAAATTCGTCCATCCAGGTGACAGCCATCGCCACAGTCTGCAGGTGTTGAATGCCTTGTATGAATACGACGATTTCATGGAAAGTATTGTCACGGTGGCAGACTTGGGGTGCGGTACCGGCGAAGATTTAGAGTGGTGGGCTAGTCGTACCACCAGAGATGATAATCCAGAACCGTTGAACATACAGTGCCAGGGCATAGACATAGCGGAAAACTTGCCTGTGGCCAAACGATATGCCAACATCACCTATCAGCGCACAGATTTTGAAGGCAAGATACATGCACCCAAGAAAGGGTTTGATATCCTGTGGTGCCACGACGCCTTTCAATACTGTGTGAATCCCTTGCAAACTCTCAGCAGTTGGTGGCACATTGCCAGTGAGGGTGGCATGCTGGCCATCAGTGTGCCACAGACTGTGCTGACTCATCGCGGGCAGTTGGCTTATTATTTGAACACTGGATGCTTGTATCATCACACCATGGTCAGTCTCATGCACATGCTGGCCATGGCCGGATGGGATTGCCGAGCAGGTTTTTTCCGGCAGATGCATGCTGATCCCTGGATCCATGCCATAGTGTACAAAAGCTCGCATGCGCCACAGGATCCCAAAACAACTACCTGGCATGATTTGTCTGCACTGGAACTGCTGCCTGAATCGGCAGATCAAAGCATCTATGCGCATGGCCACTTGCGGCAACACGATTTGATTCTGCCATGGATAGACAAGAGCCTCATGTCCATGGCACAACTTTAGTGCTCATTATATGTGTAGATAAATACCCGCATGAATACTATTGTGGTTGTATCAGGTGGGTTTGATCCCATACACTCAGGACACATAAAACTAATCAACAAAGCACGAACTCTAGGTGATTACCTGATTGTGGGCATCAACAGCGACGAATGGCTGGCCCGTAAAAAAGGTCGTGCATTCATGCCCTGGCAAGAACGCCTGTGTGTGTTAAACAACTTGGCCAGCGTGGACGAGGTTTATACCTTTGACGATGAGGATGGAACTGCCTGTCATCTGTTACAACAGGTTCGCGCACATTATCCTGAGGCACGTATCATATTCGCCAATGGTGGTGATCGAACCCAGAATAACATACCAGAAATGACAGTGCAGAATGTGGAATTTGTGTTTGGTGTAGGCGGAGAGGACAAAGCCAATTCCAGCTCATGGATCTTGGAAGAGTGGAAATCTCCTAAAACCGAGCGTGCCTGGGGCTACTATCGTGTGTTACATGAAGTACCTGGCACCAAGGTCAAAGAACTCACAGTCATGCCGGGTCAAAGTCTCAGCATGCAACGTCACCATGATCGTGCCGAGCACTGGCATGTGGCAGAAGGTGTTGCCACAGTTTACACTATCAATCGCAAAAGTGACGCTGAACTCATGGGAGAATTTGGAACTCACCAACACATACATATAGATCAACACGAATGGCATCAACTGTGCAACCAAACTGATCAACCTCTGCGTGTGGTAGAAATACAGTATGGTGAACAATGCGTGGAAGAGGACATACAACGCCAATGACACCAATTCCAATTTTTATCGGCTACGATCCTAGAGAATCTATAGCATATCACGTTTGTGTGAACAGCATTATCCGGCATGCCAGCCAACCTGTGGCCATTGTGCCAGTAGCATTAAATCTGTTCCAGGACTACGAAGAAACCCACGGTGACAATTCTAATCATTTTGTGTACACTAGATTTCTTGTGCCACATCTCATGGGTTACCAAGGATGGGCTATATTCATCGACGGCGACATGGTCTTGCGTGACGACATTGTAAAATTATGGAATATGCAGGAAAGCCACGTTGATGTCATGGTGGTCAAACATGATTATCAAACACGCATGACAGAAAAATACATGGGTGCCAAAAACGAAAATTATCCCAGAAAAAATTGGTCAAGTGTGATCCTGTGGAACTGCTCAAGTTGGCCCAACAGAAAACTCACTCCGGCGTTTGTGCAGAGCCAACCGGGCAGCTACCTACACAGATTTAGTTGGCTGGATGATGAACGAATTGGAGAATTGCCCATAGAATGGAACTGGTTACCAGATGAGTTTGGTGCCAATGACAGTGCAAAACTTTTACATTACACACTAGGAACTCCGTGTTTCACAGAATTTGCCGACACTCCGCAAAGTGAAGAGTGGCACGGCGAACGCATACTCACAGAATACTGCCAACAAAGGACACAATGACTTTACCATTAGCCGTGGTCGAACGCTGGCCCATGGAAGAATATCGACTACAGCACACCGATCAAATCAGTGCTCTCAAGCACAGTGTAGCTGATGCTTTTAAATGTCTGCAGGAACTAGAGCAACTACGCAAGTTACACCGCATGCAACCCGAAGTAGATTCCAAAGAACAAAAAAGAGTAGACAAAAACTTTGATGCTATACTAAGAGAAAAAGAGGAACGTTATTTCAGGCTGACCAAATTCAGCGACTATCCGGCCATGGTCATGGCCTCCTATCCAGAAAGTCGTTTCATGACTGGCTATGACTACAAACGTGCCAAGGATTCTATCACAGATCCTATTTTAGTTCGAGGAATCAGTGCCGGACAATCGATTAAACATGCCGAAGAAAACGGGCGGGATTATTATTTCATGGAAACTGGATATCTAGGCAATTATCGCAGTGCCAACAATGAAACCGGCAGGAAAATTTATCACAGGATTGAAAAGAATGCCATGCAACAACGCAGATTTTTGGACGTGCCCTATGATCGTTGGGAGTCTCTGTGCAAGTTCAACCCTGCATTAACCTACCGCGGATGGCGCCGACCAGGCAAAAATATCTTGTTGATAATGAACACTGAAAAGCCTTTTGAATTTTATGGTTGTAGCAAGGAACAATGGGTTAAAAATACCATTGCTACTATCAGGGCACACACCGATCGTCCTATTGTTATCCGTGAAAAGTCAGGTCGTGCCGAAAGAACTACCACCGACAATATCTATGACGCTTTAAACGACGATGTTTGGGCCTTGGTAACTTTCAACAGCATCGCAGCCATTGAAGCCATACAGTCGGGTGTTCCAGCATTTGCCTTGGCACCCACAGCTGCCGCACCAGTGGCCAGTGCTGACCTGTCCCAGATAGAAAATCCTCACAAGCCACACGAAGATATTGTAATGAAGTGGCTGGCCAGTGTGGCCTATGGACAGTTTAGCATTGACGAAATCATTCGAGGTCAAGCCTGGAACATGGTGCAAGAAAATGAACAACGGCCAACCTTTGCGTATTAAAAGCTATCTCAGCAGTTTGCCTGCCAGGATCAACGGCGAAGAAAAGATCAATGCCCTGACTTATTTTGCCGAAGGCGCCGCACGTTGTGGTGATCATGCTGAAGTAACAAAAAGCCAGACCTACGAAGACTGTGATGTTGGTGCCATAATAGGCAATGCCTTTGATGCCAATCCTGGCAAGATCAATCTGCCGCACTACAAGGTTCGCAAAATGGTCATGGACACACAACAACAACTGGGTCGGTATTGGCTCAGTGTTGATTCAAATGTTTTTATCTATCGCGATCGCACCAATCCAAAAAAATATCTACGGTACAGTTTCAATGGAGTTTTTCCTGCCACTGGTATCTACTGCAACGAAACGCCCGGCGAAGAAAACTGGGCCAACATACGCAGAGATTACAACATGGATCTCAAACCATGGCGCACACAAGGATCACACATTCTTGTTTGCATGCAAAGACCCATGGGTTGGAGCATGCGAGGACAGAACTTGATGCAGTGGTGCGAGACTACGTTGACCAAGATACGCCAACACACAGATCGTCCTGTTATCCTTCGTTGGCATCCTGGTGATTGGAAAAACTTTCCCAAGGATGAAAACTTCCGACGATACAATGTAACACTGAGTCCACAGGAACGACATATCACACAAGATTTAGTCAACTGTTGGGCCCTAGTATGTCATAATTCAACTCCAAGTGCAGTGGCACCCATAGAAGGCATACCGGCTTTTATCACCGATGACCCTGGTTATAGTCAAGGCGGCAACATTGCCAACACAGATTTTAGTTTGTTAGAAAATCCTTCAATGCCAGATCGCGAGCAATGGATTAGAAAAATAGCTCAGTGCCACTGGAGCTTTGAAGATCTTAGATCAGGTCGTTGCTGGGCTCACATGCGTAACTGGGTCAAAGTCTCTTAACTCAGTCAACTGAGTGCGGTAGTCTGGAATAGCAAAATCAAATTCTTTTCTGGTGTCAACCAATATCTTGTTTACATCTTTGGGACCACTGGTTCTGACCACAGTCTTGCCAAGATCATAAACTTCATTGATCAAATACAACAACTGGTATTTGTTGATGTTTACACTGTTGTTGACCACATGATATATGCCAGTGACACAGGGGTTGCGTACATAACGATCAATGCATTTGGCCAACTGCAATGTGGTAATACCATTCCACCAAGCATTGTCCCAACCTGGTATTGCTTGTTCAGGATTTTTTCTAACCCAGTCTAGCAAGCCAGTGCCATTCTTAAGTTCAGGCCCAATGATGCTCATACGGAAAGTGATATCTTTGGCATTGTTGACCTCGCCTAGACTTTTACTACGGCCATAAGCATTGGATTCTGTGTGAGCATCGGTTTCCACATAATGACCTTTGGTGCCGTCAAACACACAGTCGGTGCTTAGATGAATCAACCGAGTGGCAGAGTCTTTTAGACAATATTCGATGTAGTGTGGGAACCAGGAATTGATCACACTGGCACGGTCTGGGCGTTGTATGCAAGGTTGAACCAACAAGCCAATGCAGTTTACGACAAAGTCTGTGTCGAGTTGATCAAAAAATGCCATGACTGAAACAGGATTTTCAACATCCAATCTGGTTCTATCCACAGCATCAACTTTGTGTCCTTGCTGAGAGAGATAGCTGGTCACAACATGACCGGCCATGCCGTTGGCACCTAGCACTGTTATTCTCATAAAAATCCACCTTTGGTCAACATGGCTTTGATTTGTTCACGATCCATTAACACCGTGCGTGAACTAAACTCTGGATGAGGGAACGCTGGCAACTGTTTGTAGTTGTCTTCGAGTTCCTGAGAACATTTGGTAGGAAGTATCACATAGTAATTTTCATCAAAGCAACGACTCAGCAAGGCTTCGTGTTTGCTGATCAACATCTCGTCTAGTTTTTCTCCGGGTTTGCTGCCAATTTCTTTAATGTCCACACAGCCGTATTGATCCATGAGCACACCGGCCACATCACGGATGCGACAAGCTGGCATGTTCATGACAAATGTTTCACCACCAATGCTGGCTTCCGCGGCCTTGAACAACAACAATATGGCTTCTTCCAGGGTCAAGAAGAAACGAGTCATTTCTAAATCAGTGATGGTAATAGGACCGCCGGCTTTGATCTGCTCAATGAAATATGGAATTACACTGCCGTTGGAGCCCATGACATTGCCTCCACGAATGCAAACAAACTTTGTGTGTGAACTTAGATCATTGCCCTGGATGATTAATTTTTCACCCACACTCTTGGTCATGCCATACAAGTTCAACGGCTCAACTGCTTTGTCTGTGCTGACATCAATTACTTTGGCAACATGATTTTCTATTGCGGCATTGACAATGTTGGTAGTGCCTGTGATATTTGTCTTGATGGCTTCTTGCGGATGATCTTCACAGATGGGCACGTGTTTTAGTGCAGCTAAATGAAACACAATATCAATGTCACGCATGACAAAACGCACAGATTCGTAGTCACGTACATCACCAATCACAAATTTCAGTCTGGCATCCTTGAAGCGTCGTTGCATGAGAACCTGTTGTAATTCACCGCGACTGAATATGACAATTTCTTTTACACTATACTGAGACAGCAACATACGAGTTAGAGTTTGTCCCCAACTTCCGGTACCGCCAGTGATTAATATGCGTTGATTGTCAAACATAGTTTCCCATTAAAATATTGACCACAACCGTGCTGACCGAGCTGTGAGTGTATTCTGCAGGAACTTGCCAATCACGCATGTTCAAGGCTTGTTGATAACAATCTATGATACGTTTTTTGTCAACGCCAGCAACAATATTACTGCCACAATGCACAGTTTCAGGTCTTTCTGTGGTTTGCCTTGTAGTTATGGTTGGTTTGTGAAACAAGCACATTTCTTCTTGCACCGTGCCCGAATCAGTTATGGCCATGCGGCTGTTACGTTCTAATTTGGCCCAGTCAAAAAAACCCTGCGGTTCCAACACCTTTATTCTATCACTCAGTGATCGCGTCAGTTGTTGTCGAGTTCGTGGATGACAACTAAACACCACGGTCATGTCATTGGCAATGTGTTCCAAGGCCGAGACAATGTTTTCTAATCGTTCTGGATTGTCCACATTCTCCGCACGATGTGCAGTGGCAACCACATATTGCCCGGGCGTCAAATTCAGTCGATCCAATATGTTGGAATGTTGTATCTGACCACTGTAAAAGTCCAACACTTCACGAATAGGATTGCCTGTGCATATTATACGATTATTTGCGATTCCTTCTCTTAATAAGTTTTGTCTACTGAATTCTGTGTAAGGAAGATTAAAGGTGCTGACATGATCAATTATTCTGCGATTTTTTTCTTCGGGCACTGAAAGATCGTAGCAACGATTACCGGCTTCCATGTGAAACACTGGATATCCTAGGCGTTCACAAATTACAGCTGACAGACCTGAATTGGTATCTCCCAACACTAGTATTGCGTCTGGATTGAATTCTTGTAGGTAACGTTCTACTCCCACAAAGGTTGCTGACAACTGTTCGGCCAAAGATCCACGACTTTGTAACACGTGGTCCGGAGGTCTTAGGCCAAGATCTCTAAAAAATATTTCATTCAGAGTTGAATCATAGTTTTGTCCGGTGTGCAACACACGATGATCACAAAGTTGATCCAACTGTGGAACGATCCTGCTGAGTCTTATGATTTCAGGACGTGTGCCCAATATGGTCAATATCTTACGGCGCATAATATCCTACAAAATAGTTGTCCAGCTTGGGCAACACAATCCGTTGCCAGCCTTCAAAGTCGCCTGGATGCCATAGGCTCTTGTGCAGATCATAGCTGTTGCCATGGCTCCACAGTCGAGGATCATCCACATGTTCGTGATTGTCGGTCCATATGCTTTCCATAGGAGTAAGCAACACAATACCACGTTGTGCAATGCTTTTGGCCTCTTGGATCAATCTAAGGCCAGCGGCCTTGTCCAAATGCTCAATGAAATCCAGCATGAGTATGTAATCCCAAGATTGGTCAGTGATTTCATGCAAACTGGTATTTTCTAGATCAGCCAACACATCGGGTTCAACCCACGACCATGCATCAACAGTCAACACAGGATCACACAGATCTCGCAAGGCATTGCTATAAAGTTTGGGCCCGCACCCCAGATCCAGCAAGCTGGTGCCAGCTTGTAGGGTGCGTCTTAGGTAGTCTACCAAGGCATCATTGGTGCTGGCCCGCCGGCCTTTGACTGTGTGTTTCATTGTATGCTTTCCTGATTGGGTGCTCGTACAGATCCAGGCACAGTTAGTTCAAAATACAAGTCTCGATTGTTCTGCGATGGTGGTATATTGTCCGGGTGTCCATAGCTCTTGTGATGATACTGATGTATCACATATGGGTCTGCCACGAAACGAGTTTGGCATATCTGTTGTATGCGATACAGTATCTCGGCATCGTCCCAATTATGGCCCAGAGCATAACGTTCATCAAACCCATTGATGCGGATTAAATCTTCTCGTGTGATAGCGTTGCAGAAATGAAAGGCCACGGGTCTTTCTGTCTCATGATTGTACCAGCGACTCTTTTTGGTTGGTACCAAATCCAAGTGATCGGTTTCTTGCAGTATAAGTGTTTCGTGTTTGACACAGCTCCAACAGTGAAATGTTAAATAAGTGCCCACTGACAAATTTTGATCAACGTGGCTTAACACATCACCTATGTGACAACATTCGGGATTCTGTATAACAATCTTGTCACCTCGACTGGCACGCAAGCCCACGTTGTAAGGCACACAAGGATTGCAATAGTTTTTTTTGGCAACCTGGTCTTGCATGTGTATTATTTGTATATTTAGACCTGGAAATTCTTGTGCCAAACAATCTGGACGTTCTTCTGGAGCACTAAAATCATCCACTATGACAATTTCTATGTCTTTGATCTGGCTGCGGCTCACGGTCTGCAGAGTGTAACGCAACTGTGACAGTCGATTGTAGTAGCTCATTACAATGCTGATCATACAAACCTTACATGGCAGGTGGCATACTTACGGCGACGATTAATGACCTTTACAATCTCCACACCAGGTTCCACGATAGGATTCTGTTGCTTGGCCGGTATCCTAAGGTCCATGACCACTGTGGTACCAGGATGGCTGTGCTTGAGTATGAGATCTCGATAGGTTGATGCAGGATAGTGGAATCCACAACTGACCCAACTTGTGATCAAGTCAAACTTGACATCGTCTGGTAGATTGATTCTATTGCAGTCTATGAGCGTGTAGTTCTGTGTGTCCAGTTGGTCTAGTTGTTGGCGTAGAAAATCTAATTTGTAGTAGAACGCAAAATCTTCCGCTGTTTCGCTGTAGCGTGCTTGTTTTTGTACACGACCATCTTGGGCATTGTCGTCGTAGTCGCCATCCAACAAGTGCAACATGCTACCATGTTTCTGATTGAAATATCTGCTTTCCCAGGCTAGGCCACATCCTATGTCTAGTATGGTGTTTGGTGCCCACGGCAAATATGCATCTACCAGTTCAAAATTTTCACGTTTGTGTGCTTGATATTCTGTTGTGAACCATTCTTCACGAATCCAATCTTTTTCATACAGTATAGTCATTGTCTATACCTATCTTGTTCCTGTTTGAATATTTCTAATTCTTTGCGTTTACCCTTGGCCGACCATATGGCACTTTCGGGCCGCATGGCCCAGTCAATATAACTCATGGGCAGGAGTCCTTTGCGGTACTTGGGTACCAGTTGATCTAGTACTACCTGGTCTAGGAACCAGTAGATATCATTGCGTTCAATGTTTTCTCGCATGGCTTGACCGTAGGCCTGCAAGAATACGTCACTGCCTGGCTGTCCATTGAACAATATAGCACCGGCCAGGTGTGTGCCATCTTTGGGTTTTTCATACAAATAAAAGTCAGCTGTGCCTAGATCAGTGTTAAATGGTGCCCGAACCAACCCATCAACATCAATTTCCAAACAACGTTGACCTGGTTTTAAAATTTCAGCCAATCTTGCAAATCTCATGCAGGCATAGTAGGTTTGTCGGATCAAGCGATGCAGTTCATTGCGTCCTCCTGTCCGACCTTTTTTATACATTTGCCGTTGACGATCATTGGCAAAATCAGTGCGGGTTTGCCACTCCTTGGCCGCCTGCTCAAATTCCACTGGATTGGTAGTTTCCCAGGTTACACTTACACCAGGTCGTTGTCGACAAAACTCCAGTTGATCTTCACAAGGATCATAAACATGAACATGCACGCCCATGCCAGGAGAATTCTGCAACACGCTGTTGATCAACGGCTTTGCATGGGTGTCAAAATACACACGATCAGCGGCTGCGTACACAAAGAATCCAGATTGGGTGAGCTTTCCTTGAATGGGAGGTAGTTGCATGGTTAAATATTTAACCTTATGCGTGTGGCCTACTTTCCAAATCAGTGTGCTCAAAACAGCAAGCCCGTGATGTCTGCTGTGTTGTCCAGCTTGAACAAACACGGACACCAAACAGTGGAAAACAACTGGGATGCCGATGCTGTGATCATATGGTCGGTGTTGTGGTCAGGACGCATGGCCGCCAATCAGGCAGTCTGGAGCCATTATAGAAGTCTAGGGCGTCCGGTCATTGTCATAGATGTGGGTGCCTTGTATCGTGGAGAAACTTGGAAGGTAGCCTTGAACTCAATCACGTCCACGGGTTATTATGGACACACAGAAAATCTTGATTGGGATCGCCCTAGACGCCTGGGCATAAGCCTGGCCATCAATCTAAGCCGGAATCCCAGGATCGTGATCGCCGCCCAACATGCCCGCAGTCTGCAGGTGGTAGGCTTGGTTAGCATGGAAGGTTGGGTCATCCAACAGGTAGAACAACTACGCACGGTCACAGACCGTCCCATCGTGGTACGTCCACATCCTAGAAGTCCGTTGGACTGGGCCGGCCTGGTTCATTTACCTCCGGATGTGGTCATAGAACAACCACAAAAAATTGCCAATACCTATGACAGCTACAACCTGGCCTTTGATTGCCATGCCATCATCAACCATAATTCTGGTACAGGCATACAGGCCGCACTTGCAGGAACTAGACCCATAGTAGATAAATCTAGCCTGGCTTATCCTGTCGGCATAGATTTACACGACATTGACCAACCTTACATAGCAGATAGAGATCAATGGTTGGTTGAAATCTGTCATACCGAATACACAGTAGAAGAAATCCAGAAAGGACTATGGTTACAACGCCTACTTCCCCACCTGGCCCTATAGACTGCGCCTGTGTGATCCACGGCGATGCCTACGGGTGGACTTATGTGGAACGCCTGTACAACATGCTGAGCCGCCATATCACTCCGGGCATAAGACTGCATGTGTATACCGAAGCCGATAGACCAGTGCCTGCACCCATGATCAAGCATGCTCTCACGGACTGGAGTATCAGAGGGCCACGTCGGTCCTGGTGGTATAAAATGCAGTTGTTCAATCCCGAACACCATGCTGGACCTTTGTTGTATTTTGATCTGGACACCGTCATAGTCGGCAACATAGACTGGATTTGGCAACAACCCTTGAGATATTTCTGGGCCGTACGTGATTTCAAATATCTATGGCGGCCGCACGACTACAGAGTTAACAGTAGCATCATGTGGTGGAACACCCGGCAGTTTGAATCTGTATGGTCAGCTTTTCAGCGTGAAGATCTGCGCAGAGTCATGAGCAGAAATCATGGCGACCAAGACTACATATCCAATGCCGTTGCAGAGTCAGATCGGCGCTTGTTTGATGTAGAGCAGGTGGTCAGCTGGCGCTGGCAGTGCAAAGATGGTGGCTACAATTTTAGCAGAAAATGCTATAAAACACCTGGCACAGGAACACAATTAAATCACCGAAACAGCGTGCTAGTTTTTCACGGGCAACCAAAACCTGCTGATATACAGGATCCAGTCATCATAACACACTGGACGTGATAAATAACTACATAGGAGATTAGCTATGACCAATCGAACAGTACAAATTTTAGGAGTAGCATACGGGTCCAGTCCGACCAGCATGACTGCTACCTGGAGTGGAAATCAGATTTTTTCCGGCACAGTGCCCACACAAAATACTCCAGCGCCAACCCCAACAACCCCGCTGTCAGATGTTACTCCAGGGGTGCTCTTTACCTTTGAAATACCCATGGATGCAACGGGCAATTTCAGCATGACTACCAGTGTGGAAAATAATACTGTGTTGCTAGGTGACATCATGGCAAATTATGGAAATTTAGCAAATACGGCAGGTAATGTAATTACTTACATCAGTAGTGGGTCCAATGGCTTTGTTAGCATCAGCTCGTATCAGGCCAATGATGAACGTAGTGAAGTGTCAATAAATGGTATCACACAATCAATTCCGGATCCCAAAACAGACCCAGCCGGCACATGGTGGTTTATTGTACCCGCTAGTTCAACTTTGTCTTGCCAAGTCTCTGTGCAGGCAGGACTAGAATAAAAGTTTACTAATCCAAAAAACCCTACTACACGTAGGGTTTTTTTATGGCTTGACCTGAAATCTTCTTGGTGCTATAATAGTAACATAATGTAGTTTTTACGCAACACTTTTTGAGAAAGGCAACTTATGAATCAACATTTAAGAGCAGTAGCAATGACCGCAGGCATGATAGCCATAGTATTGGCAACCACAGCATTTTTTTACTTTTTAAGCACCGTTGTTACCGCCAACATGGTTCCTGTGATTGTGATCGGGCTAGGTATTACGTCTTGCATTTTTCTTATCTACACCGTTTTTCTAGCACAGATTCGCTATGAAGACTCGCTGAAAAGCCTGGTTGACAAGAAATAACCGATTTGCTATAATAGTATTATTAAAACAATCAAGAAGGAGCTAGATGTATGACAACTATTCTCGTTAAAAATGGGTCGTATCGCAATCAACCCGTAAACGGTATGATCTTTAATCTTGTCAAGGGTTTTCAAACTGGTGCCCGAGGAGGCTATGTGACGGTTCAAGCAGATGGCTATTTTGGCCCAGATGTTCCAGATGTGGTTCGTATCAAAGTGGACACAATCGAAGACCTAGAATTCACCGGCGGTCAGCCTGTGGATGTACCCAAGGTCACTGTCCAAACCGCGGAACCGGCAGAGACTGATGATCAAGTCATGGATCGTATTGAACAACGATTTGACATTCTGGATCAAATGACCAAGGCCACCATAGCCGGTGATGTGCGAGCCATGATCGTGGTTGGCCCTCCTGGAGTGGGCAAAAGCTACGGTGTAGAAAAACAACTGGAGAAGTCGGGCCTGTTTGACAAGCTCAGTGGTCGCAAGATCAAGTATGAAGTGATCAAAGGTGCCATGACTCCCATCGGTCTCTACTGCACCTTGTACAAACATTCAGATCCCAACAATGTCCTGGTATTTGATGACTGTGACAGCGTGTTCCAAGATGACTTGAGCTTGAACATTCTCAAGGCCGCCCTGGACTCAGGCAAGAAGCGCCGAATCTACTGGAACTCGGACTCGGCCATGTTGCGCAGAGAAGGTGTGCCTGATTGCTTTGACTTCAAAGGTGCCTGTATCTTTATCACCAACTTGCAGTTCAGCAATCTCAAGAGCAAGAAATTGCAAGACCATTTGGAAGCCTTGCAGAGCCGTTGTCACTTCTTGGACTTGACCCTTAATACCATGCGTGATCGTTTCTTGCGTATCAAGCAGATCTTCCGCCAAGGACAACTGTTCAATGACTATGATTTCAGCCCAGAACAAGGTGACGAAATCCTGAACTTCATGGATGCCAACAAGGACCGACTCCGCGAAATGAGCCTGCGTATGGCACTCAAGATCGCGGACTTGACCAAGGTCAGTGCAGACAATTGGAAGGCCTTGGCTGCAAGCACTTGCATGAAAAACTCATAATCGGTAGCTCCTGGGCAGTGGCGACACTGCCCATTTTACAACAGGCACTTTGGTGCCTGTTTTTTTGATCTTTGGCAACTAAGTATGCTATACTAACACAATGCGAACAGCCACAATCATCATAAAAGACGAAGTCAATATCAAGATCGAAGGTCTTGAGTTGGACGCTCGCCGTAGTTTGGTAAATGCATTCAAATATGATGTTCCGGGTGCCAGATATTTGCCGGCAGTAAGACTCGGACGTTGGGATGGCAAGGTCAGCTACTTCCAACTTGGTGGCAGCACTTATGTGAACTTGTTGCCTGAAATCATACCTATATTAGAAAAGTTCAATTACGATATCGATCTCGATGATCAGCGAGACTATTCTACCACGTTTGAGTTTGAAAAGGTAACTGAACAAACATTCAGTCATATTGCCTGGGGCCCAGGGCATCCCCTGGAAGGCCAACCAATGCAACTGCGTGACTATCAAGTTGACATCATCAACAACTTTCTCGAGAATCCACAGTGCATCCAGGAGATTGCCACAGGCGCAGGCAAGACAGTGATCACAGCCGCATTATCAAATGCCGTGGCCCCATATGGTAGGACCATTGTGATTGTACCCAACAAGAGCTTGGTAACGCAAACAGAAAAAGACTACATCAACATGCAACAGGATGTGGGTGTTTACTTTGGCGATAGAAAAGAGTGGGGCCACCAACACACAATCTGTACATGGCAAAGCCTGAATGTGTTGTTGAAAAACACAAAGAACAGCGTAGGCGATGTTACCATTGGTGAGTTCTTGGAAGATGTGGTATGCGTTATTGTTGACGAAGTGCATATGGCCAAGGCCGACGCATTAAAGAGTCTGCTCACAGGTGTAATGGCCCGGATACCTCTGCGTTGGGGCCTTACAGGAACCATACCCAAAGAACCCTATGAGTTCCAGGCATTGAAGTGTAGTCTTGGTCCGGTGATCAATCAACTCAGTGCCAGCGAGCTACAGGATCGTGGTGTGCTGGCACAATGCCATGTCAACGTGGTACAGTTGGTTGACCATGCCGAGTTTTCTAACTATCAAAGCGAACTGAAGTTCCTGTTAGAAGAACCCGACAGACTCAAAACCATGGCACAATTGATAGCACAAGTCAATGCCACGGGCAATACATTGGTCCTGGTAGATCGTGTGGCCGCAGGTCATGCTCTGGTGGACTTGCTGGGAGATCAGGCAGTGTTTGTCAGTGGTGCTACCAAAGCCAAGGACCGACAAGATGAATATGACGAAGTGGCAACCAGCACTGGCAAGATTATTGTTGCCACCTACGGCGTTGCTGCTGTGGGTATCAATTTGCCTAGGATTTTTAATCTGGTGCTTGTGGAGCCTGGCAAGAGTTTTGTCCGGGTCATCCAAAGCATAGGACGAGGCATTCGCAAAGCCGAAGACAAAGATCATGTGCAGATCTGGGACGTGACTAGCACCTGTAAATTTGCCAAACGACACTTGACCAAACGCAAAACATTCTATCGAGAAGCCAACTACCCATTTACCCAAGAAAAACTGGAATGGAAATAAAGGTTGCACTTGTGACAAAATATGTTATAATCAAAGTATGAGAATATTAACACTGGACAACGAGCCATTTGAACTAGATCATCTACCTGAAGAAGTGGATGACATGCGTTTTGCTATATTTGATAACAGCGATCCCAAGGATCCAGATTATCACTACATACCCTTGATCTTTTTGGAAAGCTTCACAGCGCCGGCCTTGGTACTACGCATAGGCGAACATCGCGTAAGGATGCCGGTAGACTGGCAGATCCTGATCGGAGAACCTGACTTAGGCGATTTAGAAGTGTTGCCTTTGACTGCCATCAACGATCGCGGATTCAAAGCCTTCCAGTTCAATCCGCTCACGAGTTTTAGGCCCAGTTTCTTGGATGTGGAAATCATTGATGTGTATCAAGAGGTCACCTGGTATGCTCCCAAACTCAAAAACGGCCAGATGTTGTGTGTGCCCATCACTGAAGGAGATAAACCTGATTGTGTGTACTTTGTCAAAGACATCAGCAGAAACTGCGAAGTGGTCAATTATAATCAGGCCTGGTAGTGGAAAAACTCAGCATACAAAATGAAATGGCGCAGTTTGATCACAAGAATCGCGAATTCTACGACGAACTTACCGATGAAGAAAAGAAAAAGTTCTCAAACTATCTCATGATACGTTGGGGCAGTGCAGTGCAGGGCTCGCGAGAACTGCAAGAGTTTTATGTGATTGCTACCAATGAGCGATTAAACAAAAGATTTTTTGACATCAACCGCCATCCCCGACTGCAATGGCTTACAGCTACCACAGTCAGTCCGGGATTGGGCGCACAACGACATCCCTGGATTGCTCCTAAAAAGAAAGAAGCTGGTGCCAGCAGCGTCAGAAAACAATTGGCCGAACTGTATCCACACCTCAAAGATGACGAAGTAGAATTGATGAGTCGGATCAACGATAAAAAAGACATTGATGCCTACTTGAAAGCCAGCGGACAAGACGCGAAAAAATGACCTATACTTGTCAGTATTGTCGCAAAAACTTTGTGAGAGAAGCCAGTCTTGCAGTACATTCTTGCGAACCACGACGCCGTCGACAGGAACGAGATGAACCCGGAGTGCGTCTTGGTTTCATGGCCTACCTTAAATTTTATGAACTCACGCAAGGCAGCGCACGATTAAAAACACATGATGACTTTTGTGAAAGCCCCTACTATCGTGCCTTTGTAAAATTTGGTCGCTACTGTGTAGATATTCGTGCAGTTAATCCAGCACGTTTTGTAGAATGGGTATTACGTCAAAACAAAAAGATTGATCACTGGTGTCGAGATACTGTCTATACCGAATACCTAATAGACTATTTGCGTGTAGAAAATGTCAACGATGCCCTGGCTCGTGCCATGGAGTTTTCAATAGACTGGAGTGAGGAGACTGGCAATCCAGCCGAGGATTGCCTGCGTTATGGCAACACTAATGCCATGGTCTATGCTGTGACCGCCGGACGCATCAGTCCTTGGGTCATTTATAATTGTAAAAACGGGCAAAAGTTTTTATCAGAATTAGACGCCACACAAATAGCCATGGTCTGGCCCTACATTGATTCGGATATATGGATGAAAAAGTTTGCCGATTACATAGCCGATCAAGAATATGTCAAAGAAATGTTACAGAAAGCAGGTTGGTGATGATCTACATTGATTTTATAGCTGGGTCACATGGTAATTTTTTAGAATTTGTGTGCAATAAATTTTTAGCCAATGTTCCTGGACCAGACACACCATTTAATAGTATGGGCGCATCACATAAAAAAAACTATCGAGGCCAGACAACTTTTGTTAGTAATCATTTTTTTCAAAAAGATATTGAAATAAAAAAAAGCAAGGTTATCAGTATACAGATTACCACAGACGATTTATTGCCGTTGGCATCCATAAGTCTTCTACGTGCAGGCGATCTGGACATAGACAACGACACCCTCGAAATAAATACCTATAACAAATTTAACAATCCTAATTACGCCTGGGTGCTTGAAAATTTAATTCAAAACTTCTTTGATAACCAAATTCAAAACAGTTACAATGTGGTCAAAGATCCAAGCTGGCCAGAAATATTTACTTTAGATCAATACCGGGCCTTGCCCCAGTGGATTCAGGATGAATGTTCAAATCAACACAATTTGGAACTGCTAGAACTTTTTGAACATCAACCCAACTGCCCACGGTATATTCTCAGAGAGTTTTTTAAACTGGGATTTAAATATCCTGCTCAATCTGGATTCATGACCGAACAAAATCGTATGCAGTATGATTCCAGCAATCAGGTACATGTGTTTCCCTACAGTTGTTTTTACGATACAAAAAATTTTTTACATGAAATAGAAAAACTCAGCAAGTGGACTGAATTTAAGTTGTCATCGATTGACCAGTTGCAGGATCTTCATGTACAATTTCTAAGTAAACAACCCTATAAAAATTCTAAAAAATTCTGCGACGGGCTGTTGAAAAGACTAGAGTCTAAGGAGATATTTGATTTGCCCAAACTAGATTTGTTCCAAGAAAGTTATGTTAGTGCCAAGTTAGAATTGGCGCTGAACAAAGAATTACCATTGAAAACTTGGTTTGTTAACAGTGCTGAAATTTATGAACTTGAAAAAATTACAAGCTGACATTGACATTGATCTAGCCAACAGAGATCAAGTCTTGGCATTGATCTCTGCTATTCCGGCAAGACAAATGCAACAAGATCAAGTTCGCAAGCACAACTCTGGTGTATATGTTACCGGTATACCTTATGATCCCGTGAATAAGTGTGCTGCCATAGACTATGAAACTGCAGAAGCCTTGGGTTATTTTAAAATAGATTTATTGAATATGAGTGTGTATCAGTTGATTACCAGCCCAGAACAATATCAACAAGCATTGACACAAGATCCGCCATGGACCCGATTATGGACAGATCCAGACTGGGCACAGCAGTTAGCACACATAGGCAATTACAAAGAACTGTTAAACAGCATGCGGCCTGATTCAATACCCAGAATGGCTGCCTTTATTTCAATCATACGTCCAGGCAAGGCACATTTGCAAAATCAACCTTGGGAAACTGTGTTTCAATCTGTGTGGGACGGCGATGCCAGTCGTGGATTTGTGTTCAAGCGTAGCCATGCGATTTCTTACGCAGCCCTGGTGGCCTTGCACATGAATCTAATCAACTCTACGAACTAGAGTTATACTTTTCCTTTTTGATTTTTTACGGGCCATTTCCGATAGACTACACACCGGTCCATGCAAGATTTCAAGATCTTTGTTGACAAAAGTCCTGATATAGCCACGGAATGGATCCCATTCCGTTTTTAGGAATATGTTAATAGGTATAGAGCGATTTGACTCCCACCACCACACATTGGCCAATTCAAGGAATTTGCGTTTTTGCTCTAGGTCTTGTATAGCACCAAAATCATAGATCGTGGTGATTGAATCGTCTTGATTTTGTATGATGCCCACATATTCTGTGCTGGCATACACGCACAAGGTAATAAATGGGTATTTTTCAGCCAGTCGGGCAAACAAGTCGTGATTCATAGTCCGTGATATTTACCAAACCGTTTTGCACGGTAAATCTAAAAGTGCTAAATACTCTGTATGTATTCCACACAAGCCTACGTGTATCAGCAGATCGCCAGAGTCCTGCTCATGGATACCGGTGCGGGCGAAACATTTATCTATAGGTATGATCCTGTGTACGCAAAAAGACTGACCATAAACAAAGGTGTTGACAATGTGTTGTTGTTTGAGTTTATCAATCAGCAAGAAAAGCCGGTCAACATCACCGGTAGCTCATTTATTTTCCGTGTGATCAACACAGAAAGCGACGAGTTATTGATACAAGAACCCATGGTCACGCTGAATGCGGCCACGGGTCGTGCCAAGGTCACCTTGACCGCAGAACAGTTGTTGGAAGTGTTGGCACAACCTGCCAGTTACTCCATTACCAGAACCAGTGGCAATTTGACTGAAGCTGTGTTTACCAATGCCCAGGCTGGTGCCCGTGCGCCCCTGGACATTGTGGATTCGGCATTGCCACAGCATGTGCCCAGTTCACCTCTGACCATACCTACCACAAAACTTTCTGCACAGTTCAGCGTGGAAGGATCCGGCTATGAAAACTATCCTGCCAGTCCCTACTGGGCTGGTGGAGCAGGAGGACCCGGTGGAGGCTGGAACAGCTATCTCAATCCACAGTATTTCAGCAGTTTTATTGAACCCAGGAACGCAGTGACCACGGTGCAGATGGATCTGGTGGGCTACACCGGCACCATCAAGTTCCAGGCCGCTGAAAACTATCAAAGCATATTCTACAATGTCACAGAAAGTGTGACCTATCTCAACAAGACCGGAACTATACACTGGAACGTGATCGGTTGGTATCCCATAATCCGTGCCTGTTTCAATTCCAGCCTGTTTGCTGTGCCCAACTATCCTACACCCAGTCCAGCTTCGGCCTATGCCATCTGTACCGACGGTGTGGTCACCAGCATAGTGATGAACAACAACGGCACCGGATATCTGGCCCAGCCACATGTGAACATCGTGGGCACTGGTTCAGGAGCCCGAGCCGAAGCAGTATGGAATCCGGCCACCGGCGCGGTAAGTGCCATAAATGTGATCGATGGTGGCAGTGGATATTGGCGTGTGCCCAATGCCATGGTCAGCGGCAGCGGTAGTCAGTATCCTGTGAGTCCCCAAAATCAAGGTGCGGCCGTGATCATCAGCACCGGCTACATAGAAAATCTCCTGTACCGATAACGATTGATCTTGTCCAAAAAACATGCTATAATCGTAGCATGATTGATGTGACTGCTTTCCTGCCAGCCAAAAGAAAACAAACCACTTCGGGCTGGATCAGTTTCAATGCTCCCTGCTGTGAACACCATGGCGAAAGCCGCGATCGTCGCCAGCGTGGCGGCATCAAACCCAGCACAGATGGATCATGGTCCTACCACTGTTTTAACTGTGGATTCACTGCCAGTTTTGTACTGGGTCGCACACTGACATTCAAGGCACGTAAGTTATTGAGTTGGATGAATGTGCCCCAAGAAGAAATAGAAAGAGTCAACCTAGAAAGTCTCCGACAACGTAACATAGAAGGCATACTCAGTGAACGGCAAGAGTTGGTCAACAAGTTACACAGCATTGAGTTTGAAGACCGTGACCTGCCCGCAGATACACAACCTTTGAACGAAACTGCACAACAATATCTCCAGGACCGTTGCATACCTACGGACTATCCATTCCTTTATAAAACCATGCCCAGACCAGGCATAGTGATTCCATTCACTCATGATGGACAGGTCGTGGGACACACCAATAGATTCCTGGATGATCGCACGCCAAAATACATACAAGATGCTCAGCCCGGTTATGTGTTTGGCACAGATCTACAACAGGTCGATTGGTCGTCGGTATTGGTCATGGAAGGAGTATTTGATGCCCTGAGCATCAATGGCCTGGCTGTGTTGCATGCCGATATCAATGATGCCCAGGCCAGACTGATCCGCAGTCTAGGACGTGACGTTGTAGTAGTACCTGACCAGGACGAGCCCGGCATGCGCTTGGTAGATCGTGCAGTAGAACTTGGCTGGGCAGTAAGCATGCCCGAGTGGCCTGCAGATGTCAAAGATGTCAACGATGCTGTGATTCGTTGGGGAAGATTGGCAACTTTGATAACTATCTTGCAGGCCAGAGAAACCAGTCGAATTAAAATAGAACTAAGGAAAAAACAACTTGTTAAAAGATTACGGACTTGAAGTCCAACGCCTATTCTTAGAAATGATGTTGCAAGACGCAGAGTCGTATGTGCGTGTGCAGAACATCTACAACCCCGAAAACTTTGATCGTAGTTTGCGACCAGCAGCTGAGTTTATTGCCCGGCACAGTGACGATCACAAAACTCTACCGACCACAGAACAGATCAGTGCCAGCACAGGCGTAAAACTAAATCATATTCCAGACTTGAACGACGGACACTTTGAGTGGTTCATGGAAGAGTTTGAAAGCTTTACTCGTAGACAAGAACTAGAACGTGCTATCCTAAAATCTGCAGACTTGCTTGAAAAAGGCGAATATGATCCTGTGGAAAAACTGATCAAGGATGCGGTACAGATCAGCCTGACCAAGGACATGGGCACAGACTACTGGTTAGACCCCCGAGAGCGTATCAACAAATACTTTAACAGCGGTGGACAAGTTTCAACAGGTTGGCCGCAGATGGACAAGATCCTGTATGGCGGATTCAGCAGAGGTGAGTTAAACATATTCGCAGGTGGGTCGGGATCAGGCAAGAGCTTGGTCATGATGAACATAGCCTTGAGCTGGTTACAAGCAGGACTTAGTGGTGTGTATATCAGTCTAGAACTCAGTGAAGAACTGTGTGCGTTGAGAACTGATGCCATGTTGTCAGGCATGAGTACCAAAGAGATCCGCAAGGACATAGACCAAACCGAGCTCAAAGTCAAGCTGGTAAGCAAAAAAGCCGGACAGTACAGGATCAAGGCCTTGCCGGCACAATCAAACATCAACGATATACGAAGCTATATCAAAGAAGTGCAAGTGCAAACAGGATTGAAAGTGGACTTTGTCATGTGTGATTACTTGGACTTGCTGATGCCTGTGAGTGCCAAGGTCAGTCCCAATGACCTGTTTGTCAAAGACAAGTATGTGAGTGAAGAACTGCGTAACTTGGCCAAAGAGCTCAATGTGTTATTTGTGACAGCAAGTCAGTTGAATAGATCGGCCGTGGAAGAGATTGAGTTTGATCACAGTCATATTAGTGGTGGTATTAGTAAGATCAACACAGCCGACAACGTGTTTGGTATCTTTACTAGCAGAGCCATGCGTGAGCGCGGCAAGTATCAGATCCAGTGCATGAAGTCGCGTAGTTCAACAGGTGTGGGACAAAAGATCGATCTAGACTACAACATTGAAACCATGCGTATCACAGATTCAGGAGAAGAAGCAGGTCCGGTCAACGCTTTCAAGAAATCTGATATTTTAAGCAGTATTCGCACACAGAGTCGTGTCGGCTCCAGCACGTTGACACAAGATCCTGACAGTGTTGAAGAAGTAGACATAGGCAAAATTACTGCCGATGTGCAAAGTGCCAAACTTAAACAGTTGTTGGGAAAAATTAAAACATAATGTTCTGTAAATTCTTACACAATGGACTGGTATACAATAATGATTCTACACAAATTACAGTGGCACCTTGTTGTTATTACTCAAAAAAATCTACACTTACAGATTTACATTCTGTAGATTATTATAGACAACTTTGGATCAAGTCCGATGTCAAAGAGACTTGTCGTGCATGTATTGATCAAGAAAGACAAGGTATTCCTAGTTATCGTCAAGCAAGTTTTGACATGTCAGAAAATTTATCAGGACAAATTGAAATTCTCACCGTGGCAACAACCAAACAATGTAATTTGGCTTGTGCAAGTTGTGATGCCGGACAAAGCAGTTTTTGGTATCAAGAAGATTTAAGAAATCAAGTCAATCATTCAGAACAAATACACAATCTACATCGTGAGGATAGACTCAAAGACACAACAAAAAAATTCATTGATATACTAGCCCAACAAAATTTGTCACAATTAAAATACGTGAAGTTTGGAGGTGGCGAACCAATGATGAGCAACATGCATGTTGAAATTTTAAAATTAATTTCAAACCCTCAAAATGTCACAGTTCAGTATACCACTAATTTTAGTATCATGCCGCGGCAATCGGTGTTTGAACAATGGCAAAAATTTAAACTTGTAAAATGGGTTGCCAGCCTGGATGGTACCCACGCTCAATTTGATCTATTGAGATGGCCACATACCTGGACAAAATGTACGGACTTTGCCAAACAAGCTCTGGCCACAGCGCCGCATAATGTTATGTTTGGCGTTGAACATACATTAAATCCTTTGAACATTTATTATTATGATAGATTTCAAGATTGGTTTGACCAACATTTCTCTACAAATCGATATGGAGACGCCACTGATCTGAATCTACATCCTTGCATTGGAGTGCTGGCAATTGATCATACTCCCCCCGGAATTCGTGAATTAGTTAAAATCAAGTACGGCAGAATGCATTCAATCTCGCTCATGCTTGATGATCATCCTTGGTCCGGGGACACGTTTAAACTGACCACTTATCTTGATCAATTGGACACATGGCGGGCTCAAAATTGGCGTCACACATTTTCAGAAGTTGAAAGATATTTTTGAAAAATCTTATTTGCTTTCCACATTACACAGCTGGAGGATTATTGTGTGATATATTAACAGATAGTTTTTCACCAATTAGCCAGAATGGTGGTATCCAGTCGCCTGCACATAGTATTGGAAAGATTGGTGATGCCGATTCAATTCTAGATCAATTTGATGTTCCTGAATTTTTATCCAAACTAAAGTATGCAAATTTCAACAACAAAACATGCGTTGGAACTCATTGTTGGCCTGGTATCCTGGATGCCTACCAGTTGGCTGATGCATCTGATCAAATAGTACTCATTACTACCACTACACATCGTAGCAAATTGTATCGATGGCTTCGTGCTTATTACCATTATTATGAAAAATCACAACCTTGGCTAGCTGTATCCGGCCCGGCACGCATAGATAAGGAACGTGAAACAGCAAAAAATTACATTCAACCATTTTTGCCAGTTTTTGCAAAAAACATTATCAATTTGGAATTTGCAGAAATTGTTGATAATTCTCCACAATTTAAAAATCTAGTTAAAAATCATCAACCACATAAGTCTTTTAAACGGTGGCAGATGTTGAACAATTTTTTATATCACAAAGATATTTGGAATTCTGTGCCAGTCCAACGTTTTTATGAAGCAGAGCTAGAAATTCATACAAAACAATGTTATGTTTATGATGCAATATAGAACAAAGCATTATACTTTTCTAATAAATAACAAAAAGGTCTTGGCTCAAAATGCAGAAAAAAACAAGAAGTTTATTAGAAGAATTAGATGCCATGTACATCCAGCGCGATCAGCGCCATGTGATAGAAACTCGCGCATCCAACGTCATCGCCAGTGCTATCAGACTGCTGGAAGAAATTGACGAATCTTACCCAGCTGAGCAAGCAGAAAATTTGAAGCGCAAACTGCTCAACGCCATCAACCAGCGTGACCCTGGCAAATTTACCCGCACAGTGAGGCGCACTGATGCAAATTCATGAAGTTACTATACCGCCTGCTGTAGGTAACCTGGCCAGGGGTGCCGTGCAAGGCGCAAAAAACTTGGGCCAACGTGCGGTCACAGCCATTGGTCAAACCGAGCCTTTTCAAAAAGCCAAAGCTGTATTGACCACACCCGGTGCTTTAACCACAGCTCGCGGCTACGGTGCGGCCATAGACCAGGCCGAACGTGCTCAAGCTGACAAATACATGCAACAATATCAGCAACAACTTGCACAGCAGACACAACAACATGCTAAAAAATTGGTCCAAGGCTGGGTCAATCACGTGAAAGCCTCGGGCATCAATCCGGCCGCACCCACAACCCGTGCTGAACCCGGTCAAATGCCTGCCGATGTTGCGGCCAGTGCCCAAGGACAAAAAATGCAACAGGCATATGGACCGCCTCGAGGCGGAATCCAGGGCATGCAATCTGATGATCTCAAAGAACAAACTGGCTCCGACAACGTGATAGATCAATTCCGGAAGTGGTCGGATTCGCAACTAACCGGCCAGATCACCGGTACACGTAACCAAGTCAGCATGGACGACGTCAGACAAGATCCAACTGAAAAAGCCAAACTAGATGCCATATTGGGTCGTATAGCCCAAAAGCCCGACGATGCCGCGGCAGTGGAAGAATATTTGACCACAGCCATGCAGGCCATGCAACGCATCTCAGCAGAAAAAAGGGCCAGCCTGGGCATACCTCGTGGCGCAACTGCCGCCACCGGCGACGAAATCTTGCCGCGATACATACCACCTACACAGTTGGAGGAACTCAAACAACTGGCCAAAAACCCTCAGGTCGCCGCAAAGATTAAAAGTGAACTGGGCATAAGATGATGCGCTTGAACGAAGGTGGCAACGTATTCAAAGATCAAGATGGGCGTAGTCTCACGCAACGCATCCGTCAGACTGACGTAAAGTCTACTCTGGCCTGGTTGGAAGAACTGGTGCCTGGCCTGGATCTACAAAACAACACTCTTGGCAGCACCGGCATCCGAGATACTTCGGGTGATCTAGACATTGCCGTGGATACTGCCGAGGTCAGCAAAGAGCAAATGGTAGCACAGCTCGCACGCTGGGCACAGAGTCACGGATTCAAACCTGAAGAATGGGTTCGCAAATCTGGTACCGCGGTGCATTTCAAAACACCCATCAACGGTCGCCCAGATCTGGGATTTGTGCAGACCGACTTCATGTTTTTAAACAATGTGCCTTGGTCAAAGTTTGTGTTGGGTGCCATGCCCGCAGATAGCAAATACAAGGGCAAAGAACGCAACGTGCTGATGAATTCCATAGCCAAAAGCCTGGGCTACAAGTTAAACCAGATAGCTGGTATTGCCGATCGTGAGACCAACAAAATCATTTCAGATGATCCTGATGCTGTGGCCAAGATGTTGCTGAACAAGACAGCCACACGGCAAGACTTGGCTTCGGTGGAAACAATCCTGCAAGCCCTCAGCACAGACCCCGAACGTGAAGCCAAGTTGGCCGACTTCCGTGAACACATGAAGCGTGAAGGCCTGCCTTTCTTAGAAAGCGCCGAACTATATCGTCCTGTGAGTGATGTGCATTTTTTAGCCAAGCTGAGAGATCGCATAGTAAACCAAGGCATGCAACCATTGATTGAAAGTACCTTGATGGAAGCCGAAGCTAGAATACCACACATTGAAGATCTAGTGTTTGATCGTGGTACACGTGGCATCGAAGAAGCCATGGCCATCATACGGGCAGCCGCCGAAGACACTAGAAAAACCACCACGGTCAAATGGGATGGCAAACCTGCCATCATCTGGGGCCGTGACGAACAAGGTCGTTTTGTTCTTACAGACAAGAGCGGATTTGGTGCCAAGGGCTATGCAGGCCGTGCCACCAGCATGGCGCAACTGGCCGGTATCATGAGTCAACGTGGTGGCGAACGTGGTGAATTGATCGGCATCTATGAACGACTATGGCCCATGCTGGAAGCGGCCACACCCGACAACTTCAAGGGATATGTTCAAGGCGACTTGCTGTATACTGAAACTCCGCCTGAAGTGTCGGGCAACTATGAATTCAAACCCAACTTTGTGGAATACCGTATTCCAGCCTCCAGCAAACTAGGCCAAGCCATTGGAGCCAGTGAAGTGGGCATAGCTGTACATACCAGATACAAAACTGCTGACGCCACAGCCGAACCCATAAGAACAACGAATCTAGATCCAGTACCAGGTCTGCTCATCGTCGAGCCCACGGTCAAAGACATCCGGAATGTCACACCCAACAAAAAACTCGTAGATCAACTGCGTGCAGTGATCAGCTCGCACGGTGCCGACATCAACGGTCTGTTCAATCCTGGCGAGCTACGGGCCGCACAGCTCAGCGATTTGCCGGCGCTTTGCAAACGCTACATCAACAGCAGGATCACCACAGACTATGAAAATCTCCTGCCGGACTTTGGTGCTTGGTTGCAGAAAAATGTCACACCAAGAAAATACAACAACATAGTGGAATACCTGCAGAGCCCCAGAAGCAACATGTCGGGCATCACAGCCGCATTTACAGCGTTCTTGCTACTACACGAAATCAAAATGGACATGCTGGCACAGCTGGATCGCCAGCAACCCGGACAAGAAGGCTGGGTCTTGGCCACCGACGCCGGACGTGCCAAGCTGGTAAATCGCTTTGGATTTTCGGCCGGAAACCGTATCTTAAACAACCCAAATCTAGTGACCTAGACTGCCATTTTGGCCAAAACTCATAAATAAAAGTAGGTCCTTTGTGACCATATATTAAGGAGAATTAAAATGGCTTATATCACCCCCGTATCTGGTGGCGCACAACCAGTATTTGCAACCGACGTTCGCAACCCAGTTGCAGCAGGTTCCACAGCAGTTGGTCAACCAGTAAACCTTGCTGGTCCCAAGTTAGACTTTTATCGCGTTGTTGCCAACGTATCTCTTGCTGCTCAGCAAGATGTCAACGAATACGTTTCTAACTGTATTCAAGGCATCCAGCGCACATCCACAGTGGCCATGTATCAGCTGGACACAGTTGGTGGTGTTGGCGTACTCAGCTTCGGCATTTACCCAACAGGTGCATTTGGCGACTCTGCTGCCAATCCACCCACAACCACAGACACCACAATCTTCTTGGCAGCTGCCAACGTCACCTACACAGGTGTACAGTTGGATTCTTGCCAGAGCTTGGGTTTCAAATTGGCTGCATCCTAATCGAATATATCGATTGCAAACAACCCGCTTCGGCGGGTTTTTTGTTGACTTATACAGCCCTTGTGTTACACTAGCTTAAATACTCTCATGCAGGTCAGCAAAATCACAGAACTCACAGTGTTTGAAAGTCCCGACGGTGGACGCACTGTGTATGCCAGAAAGCCCGGAAGCACTCACAGAGAACTGCACTGGCAGGATCCCAACCTACAGCGTGAGCTGGCTGAACTGGAAGCACAAAAACGCTGGGTAGATATTTTTTCAGCCCGCCGTGACAATGTGGAACTGGATCATCTGTGTGAACAGGTAGAGATCATGTATGAACTGGGTCGGAAAAACACATGAGATTTGCTTGCCAGACCTTGTTTGACATCACGGCCACAGGCGTGACCGGCCACTGCCGCACACAACGCTTGCCATTCCAAGACCGTGCCGGTCAATTGATCACGGATCAACGGTCCTGGGATCGTGCCCGGAATCAACAACGCAACTGGGAAACCCTGCAACAGATCCTGGGTCTGCGCACACAGTTGTTTGAGGTCACAGATCCCATAGCAGATCGCACCGGCACACGCTGGATGTTTGAGTTTGAAAGTGATAGACCTGGAGTGTTTGGTCCTAACGCAGATCCTGTGGCAGTTTTGCGAGAGGATGCCCATGGTGTGCCCATGTTGCGTGAACTTGACAATGAGCCTGACCTGGACCCTTTCTTAGTGACCAAGGGCCCGCGCCAGAATATCTGGTTTGTACCTGTGTCCATAAATACATGATGGAGACACAGCATGGTTGAGCCCACTGACATCGAAAAGAAAAGCCTGGAAGCACACGTGGAACTGTGTGCTGAACGCTATAATGCCCTGGAAACCAGGCTGGATCATGTGGATGCCAAGATCTCCAGTCTTTCTGATGTGATCCGAGAAGTGCATGACATGGTGCAACGCATGAGCGAAAAACGCACAGATCAACTCATTGGCTGGGGTGTGGGCCTGATTGGTGCCCTGTCAGCCACGGTAATATATCTAGTCACACATTACGTATTAAAATGACAAGCGAACGCGAAGTAGAACGGGCATTCCGCCAGGAATTCCGAGATCTCATGCCCAATGTGATCTGGCAAAACGATGATGGTGTGTACGAAGTTTTTGGACGCTACAGGATACAGCCCGAATCTCGAGGATTCCGGGTGTTTTGTAGTGCCACAGATGTGGGTGTGTTTGCCACCACAAGGACAGCACTAAGCTGGTGCATAGCCGACAAAAACCAAGCCTACAACACAGCACGAGAACTCTTGACCACTGACAACAAATTGGCCGCGCTGACTGCAGACATAGCCACACGTGCTGCCATTGGAGATCGCAGCCGTGATCCTGCTCTACGTGAAACCATTTTAACCAAGCTGGAAAGCAAGATCATACACAAAAAACACCTGGAAAATCAACTAACCAAATATGTAAACTGGGCTAAATATTCGCAACAACGAGGATTCGAAGATGAAACTGCAAGAACTGGCCGTGGCCACCCCAACAAAACAAGCCGCTAAGGTATTTGAAAACTACTTTGGCGATCGTGTGAATTTTGAGCAGGTCTCTGCCCAACAGGCCAAAGGTATGTTGCGTCGTGTGCGTGCTACCATAGCCGAACACCGCAGAACTCCTGAATTTCACCACAGTGAGCGCAACCCTGCCTATCTTAAACTTGTGGTCATGGAACAGGCCTTGGCCGCACGTGTCATGGAACAACCAGTGGGCATGAGCACTGCCTCAACAGCAGCCGGTACCGGTGCCTATATCGACAACATGCCCAATGCCCAAAGCACCACGGGCACCACAGGCAACATGCAGAAACAACAAGCGGCCATGGCCCTGCAACGGCAACAAAAACAACGTCAACTAAGTGATGAAGAAAAACAGTTGACAAAACAAAGCCAAGACATTGCAGCAAGAAAAGCTGCCATACAAAAAGAAAAAGCCATGATGGAACGTCGTGGTTCATTGAAACAACGTTTGAAAGAAGCTTCAGAAGTTCAACAAGCTCAAGTAGTGCTGGCCAGCCAAGACATGGTTGACCAAGTGCAGAAAATGAGCGAACAAGTCAGTGCCATGCAGTTCAAGGACCTGCCAGCCCTGGTAGATTCAATCAAGAACGAAGTTGGTGTAGATCAAGCCATGCAGTTCAACACCGATGCCACAGCGGCTCTAGCAGGCTTGTTGCAAAATCTACAAGGCGCCAAGACACAGTTGGAAGCTGCCTTGGGTGTGGTCACAGGTCAAGCTCCTACAGTACCCGGCGCTGACATGGGTGCCGCAGATGCTGGACTTGGCGGCGAAATGCCAGCTGAATTACCAGCACCCGGAGAAGAAGAAATTGATGTCACTGACATAGATGTAGAAGAGCCAGCCGCTGCTGGACTAGGCCGCGAGCGTAGATAATGCGGATCACGGAAGTCACTGATCCCAACACACGAAAACTGGCTGCCTTAAGCCAGTTTTTGCTTGGCCGTAGCGAAGATGAATCCGCACGCAAACAGATCAGTCAAGACGCATTTATAGAAGCTGCCAAAAGTCTGGGAGTGAATGTCACCAGCGAAAATCTTGGCGATTTGATCAGCCAGGAACCTTTGAAAAATATCTTGGAACCCCTGGAGCCAAATTCTGGTGTGGTACGTTTCAAAGGTGATACTGAAGCCCAGACCGGAATGAGTGTGGATCAAGCACGAGCTGTGGTAGATAGCAATGCCAAGGCCGCAATGAAGCGCCGCCAATAACCAAAATCAGTTGTAAATACTCATAGCGTGTGTTACAATAACTCAAGGAGTGTCAAATGGCCTATTCTGAAAAAGTAATCGATCACTACGAAAATCCCAGAAACGTGGGCAAAATGGATGTAGGCGACGTCAATGTAGGTACTGGCATGGTAGGTGCGCCGGCCTGCGGTGACGTTATGAAACTGCAAATAAGAGTAGAAGATGGAATCATACAAGATGCGAAATTCAAGACTTACGGTTGTGGCTCGGCTATTGCGTCGAGTTCGTTGCTCACGGAGTGGGTCAAGGGTAAAACTCTGGAGCAAGCAGGCAAGATTAAGAACACACAGATTGCAGAAGAACTTGCCCTACCGCCGGTTAAAATCCACTGTTCAATCCTTGCGGAAGATGCTATTAAGGCTGCCATAGAAGATTACAAGAGAAAACATCTAGATGATACAAGCCACTGATACAGCTTCACGCAAAATAGTAGAAAATCTACAACGCAGGGGTCGCGGCTTGGGCATACGTCTTGGTGTGAGAACCACAGGTTGTAGCGGCTTGGCTTATGTGCTGGAATACATCGATCAAGTCAACAGCGAAGACATGGCCTTTGACATGAAAGACTTTGTGATAGCGGTAGATCCCAAGAGCATGACCTATCTCCAGGATGTAGAAATAGATTATGTGCGTCAAGGTCTCAACGAAGGCTTTGAGTTCCGCAACCCTGTAGAAAAAGACCGCTGTGGTTGCGGAGAAAGTTTCCGAGTTTAATTTGTACAATCCTCGATTTGATTACCAGCCCTTGAACAGGGTCACCGAAGACGGCCGCAGGCTGTATGACACACCCGGCGGCAAGTTACCCAGTGTTACTACAATTCTAGAAAAGACCAAACCCGAAGAAAAAAAGCAGGCCCTGCAAGAGTGGCGCAATCGTGTGGGCCATGCACAGGCACAGGCCATAACCACCGAAGCTGCCAATCGCGGCACTAGAATGCACACCTATCTTGAACACTATGTCAAAACTGGCGAGCTGAAAGAACAAGGAAGCAATCCATTTGGCTGGGCAAGTCATGCCATGGCACAAACTGTGATCGACGACGGACTGAAAAATGTTCAAGAATTTTGGGGAGTGGAAATACCCTTGTATTTCCCTAAACTTTATGCCGGAACGTCAGATGGAGCAGGCATACACATGAACGAAGAAAGTATCCTAGACTACAAGCAAACCAACAAACCCAAGCTCAGAGAGTGGATAGAAGACTATTTTCTACAACTGGCAGCCTATGCCCTGGCCCACAACGAAATACATGGAACAAATATACGCAAGGGTGTGGTTTTAATGTGCGTGAAACCCCCGGTTGACGCCAGTGGACGTCCTACAGCTCGTCCTGAGTATCAAGAATTTGTGCTGGAATCAGCAGATTTTGACCATTGGGCCGATGCTTGGTGGCGCAGACTTGAGCAATACTACCTGCTGACCTAAACAGCTAAATACTGGATAGAATTCAAGGACAACAAAAGTGGCCATTGTACAGATATCCCGAATAACCAACCGCAAAGGTTTACAAGAAAACCTACCGCAACTAGCCGGTGCCGAACTGGGCTGGAGCATAGATGAGCGTAGATTATACATAGGAAATGGCACCTTAGAAGAAGGCGCCCCCGTTATAGGCAACACGGAAATTCTCACAGAATTTTCAGACATCTTAGAATTACAGACCACGTATACCTACAAAGGAGAGGCAGCTGGTTACACAGTACAGACCGGTCCTACCGCAGGTACTCCGATCACTCTTAGTTTGCAATCCTGGCTGGATCAGTTTGCCACAGTCAAGGATTTTGGTGCAGTGGGTGACGGTGTGGCCGATGACACAGATGCCATAAACCGAGCACTTTATCAGTTGTTCTGCAGAGAGACCAATCCACAGATACGACGCAGCCTGTTTTTTCCTGCAGGAGTTTACAAGGTCAACTTGAGCATAAACATTCCGCCCTATGCCACTCTCTACGGCGAAGGTCCTGAAAATTCTGTGATACAACTACAGGTAGGCGATGACAGCACACTCCACGAATGTGTGGCTCGAACCGCCGATAGCCTACAACAAATCGGTGCCAGCATTGGTGACAATGGTGCTACTGCACCCGAATTTATAACCATCAGTAATCTAGGATTTCAAAGTCTGGATCCCACAGTGGATGTTTTCCTTGTACAAGATGCCAGCAACTGTACTTTTACCAATGTCAGTTTTACTGGTCCCTTGACGCAGGCTAATCTTTCCAGCCCTGCCGATGATATTCGAGCCGTGGCCTTTGCCAGCACTGTGACCAATATGGTTAATCAGATTACGTTCAATGGTTGCAAGTTCACTGGTACCACCTACGGTACACAAAGCAACTACGCTATAGAATCCGTGACTTTTACTAACAGTCAATTTGATACCTTGTACCAAGGTGTAAACTTACAGGCCACTGGTATACGCATCACTGGCAATCAGTTTGATCGTATCTATGCAGAAGGTATCATATTTCCAAGTCCCTTGAATGCCAGTGGTCACAACATATTCTATGATGTGGGCAATCATTTCCTGGGTGGAGGTAATCCATTCACACCTGTGATTGATATACAAGATGACAACAATATCAGCATCAGTGACATGTTCAACCGTGATGACATAGATGCACAGAGTTTTCCTAGAGTACAACTTGGCAACACCGTCAGCATAGCTACTACCAATGGTTCACAGTTGGCCATGGGATCATATGTGCGTGAAACCGGTCAGACTCAAACACTAATCAATGATACCACAGCCAACGTGTTTGAAATTGATGCCACAGTAATTCGAGCATTTAGTGTCAACTACACCATAGTCAGACAATACAACTACAGGACCGGAACCATCATGGTGGCGTCAGATGTGGGTGACAGCAGCACCGGTGTGGTCAGCATGGATGATTATGTAGAAAACAACACCACCGGCGTTAGTCTCGCAGTTACTCAGACCGGGGACATAGTCAGCTTGGACTACACAGCCAACGAACAAGGTGTCAATGGCACCATGACCTACAGCATCACACATCTAGCTTGATCTGGCCTGCTTTATTCTCTGCCCGGCTGGCTAGCTGGAATCAGTTGCGTGATCAATGCCACAATCTCCCTGCCCAATCCGCACTTGAACACATCAATGCCTGGTGGTTTCGGGCACCCTGGCGACCCTACTATCTACACTGGGATGATCAAAAAACCTGGCCAGATCCCTGGCAACTTTTGAGTGATGACATCTACTGTGAACTTGCAAGAGGCCTAGGAATCCTGTATACTATAACTTTGTTGGACCGTGCAGATTTAGCCCCGGCTGAATTGGTTTTGACCCAAGATGATGTGAATTTAGTCCTGGTAGCCAAAGAAAAATATATACTTAATTGGACTGCTGATAGCGTAGTAAATACCATCCAAGCAACAACGATCAAACGGCAATACCAGCAACACCAAATAGCATAGCAGTAAAACAATTTAGAACGAGAGAAAATGACGCAGATCACAGTTGTAAAAAGAAGCGGACACAAAGAGCCACTACAGATTGACAAGTGGCAGGCACAGGTTGCCAAGGTCTGCCAAGGCATCGCTGACGTAAGTCAGAGCATGATAGAAATCAAAGCACAGTTGCATTTTTATGATGGTATCACCACTCAAGAGATTGATGGTATCACCTTGCGTGCCACTGTGGACTTGATTGATGTAGAAGCCAATCCTGATGTAGGCCACACCAACTACCAGTTTGTGGCAGGTAAACAAAGACTCAGCATGTTGAGAAAAGATGTGTATGGCAGTTACACTCCTCCCCACCTGTACGAAATTGTCAAGCGTAATGTGGCCACAGGACTTTATACTCCAGAATTGCTTGAGTGGTATACCCAAGAAGACTGGAACCGCATGAACGACATGATCGATCATGAAAAAGACGAACAGTATAGTTACGCAGCTATCGAACAACTAATTGAAAAATATCTGGTACGCAATCGTGCCACCAAGGAGATCTATGAAACACCTCAAGTACGTTACATGGTGGCTGCCGCTACCGTTTTCCATAAGGAAGAACCTAACACAGCAAGAATGCGATACATTAAGGAATATTATAATGCCGCGAGCGATGGCCTTTTTACTCTTGCTACACCTGTGCTCGCAGGCCTTGGGACTCCTACAAAACAGTTTAGTAGTTGCGTGCTTATCCGTTCTGATGACGATTTGGACTCTATCTTTGCTTCAGGAGAAATGATGGCCAAGTATGCGGCCAAACGTGCAGGCATTGGCCTGGAAATTGGTCGTTTGCGTCCTTTGGGTGCAGCCATACGTGGTGGTGAAGTCATGCACACTGGCATGATTCCATTTTTGAAAAAATGGTTTGGAGATTTGCGTAGTTGTAGTCAAGGAGGTATCCGTAATGCAAGTGCTACTGTGTTCTATCCTATCTGGCACTATCAGTTTGACGATCTTATTGTTCTTAAAAACAATCAAGGCACTGAAGAAACACGAGTCCGACACATGGATTACGGAGTGGTACTATCATCGTTCTTTTGGCGGCGTTTTAAGAACAAGGAACAGATCACGTTCTTTGATCCTAACGAAGTGCCAGACTTGTATGAAGCATTTTACAAAGACACAGCGAAATTTGAAGAGCTATATGTCAAGTATGAAAAAAGAAAAGACCTTCGCAAGAAGGTAATCAGTGCCGAGGAAGTTTTCAAAGGCGGTATACTAAAGGAGAGAACTGACACAGGTCGTATCTATCTCGTGTTTATTGACAATGTCATAAACCAGGGACCCTTTGATCCTGAGTATCATACCATCTATCAGTCAAATTTATGCTGTGAAATTCTATTACCTACTAAGCCCTTTCGCCGCTTGGATGACGATGCTGGCCGTATCGCTTTATGCACACTGGGATCAATCAACTGGGGTGCGTTCCGGAATCCGGAAGACATGCGTCGGGCTTGCCGCATACTGCAGCGCAGTCTATGTAATATATTGGACTATCAAGACTATCTGAGCATCCAGAGCATGCTGAGCAATCAAGAGATCCAGCCCCTGGGCATTGGCATTACTAATCTAGCATACTGGCACGCAAAACGTGGCTTGCTGTATGGTGAGAAAGATGCCTTGCAAGAAGTCAAGTCGTGGATGGAACATCAAGCCTACTACCTGACAGAAGCTACAGTTGAATTGGCCCGGGAACGTGGACCATGCAGCCACAGCGGACTCACACGCTACGGTCAAGGAAAATTTCCTTGGGAACTTCGTGCCCAGGCAGTCAACGAGCTGGCCAACTTTAAACCAGAGCTTGATTGGGAATCACTGCGCGAGAAAATGAAGATCCATGGTGTACGCAATGCCACACTCATGGCCGTGGCCCCGGTGGAGTCATCATCGGTCGTAATCAACTCAACCAATGGCATCGAAATGCCCATGAGTTTAATCACTGTCAAAGAAAGCAAAGCAGGAAGTTTGATCCAAGTGGCTCCAGAGTACAACAAGTTGAAGAACCGGTATCAACTCATGTGGGAACAACGAGACTGTGCAAATTACTTGAAGACAGCGGCTGTGATTGCTGCCTATGTGGATCAAAGTATATCAACCAACACATTCTACAACCCTGCACACTTTGCGGATCGCAAGGTGCCCACCACCTTGATCGCCACCAACCTCATGCAGGCACATCGTTGGGGTTTGAAAACATTCTACTACAGCCTGATCAACAAGCAAGGATCAAAAGGTCAAGACGACGCACCACAGGTCTTGCACACACAAGAACCCGACAGCGACCTCTTAGAGGAAGACTGTGAGGCATGTAAATTATGAGTCAACTGGTCACAGACAAGGCCAAGTTTCTACAACTGGTGTCTCAGAGGAAAATTGACGCTGCCTTAAAAACTTTTTCTGACACTATTTTATTTTACTATTTAGGACATCTGTCGCTTAATAATTCCGAAGGAGACCTTTCTGAAATAGGTGTCGGTGGAAGTACTTATCCTTTGATTGAACTTACACAACAACATAACAAAACATTTTATGTAATTGATATAGTCAAAGATAACCTCTATAAATGGATTGATACCTTAAATTGGCCAAAAGCAAATTTAGAAAAAATTTGTATTGATAGTAACAAACTAAATGAATACAATCTTAAAACTAAGTTTTCATATTGTCACGTAGATGGAGATAAAAATTACAACACCACACTTAACGACATTAAATTTTATTTGGATAATTTGTCAATCAATGGGTTGATTTGTCAGGATGACTATGGCAATCATAAATGGCCAACAGTGACTGATGCAGTCAAAGAACTAGAATTTCAACAAAAAATAAAAATAATACTTGTAGGTGATTCAAGTGTTTGGTTTACAAAACCTGAATACTATGATTATTGGTTTGATTTGCTTGAACACGATTATGAATACTCCTTGTTAAAATCTGCTTGTAATATATGCAGTTCAACAATCCTTGGCAAAAACCCACCGTATTTTTTTATGCAAAGTTTGCATAATTTCTCTGTGCCGGACGAATACTCAGAAACACAATTAGAATACTTTAACAATTTAAACAATCTTAATATTTCAGCAAATGATTATCTAAAAATGCCTTATGTGGACCAAAGTAAATTTGCCTCCATTTTAACCAGAGAGTCAAAAGAATATTTGGTGTCAAGGGATTGGGAGGACATAAAAGGCGTCAATTGGCCATCAAAACCACATACCAGACAAGAAATTGAAGAGTTGCCTAACTGGGTAAAAGATGAACTTGTAAAACTACACAACATAGATGATATATACAAAAAAGTTCCAATTTGGAATTCTACTCGGAAAAAATTATGAGCCAAGCACAATACAACCTAACAACTAAAACGGATTACCTTAACCGCAAGATGTTTTTGGATCCTGCAGGGCCGGTGACCATACAACGCTTTGAAGAAGTCAAATACAACAAGGTCGTAAAATTTGAACAAGAAGCCCGAGGATTCTTTTGGGTGCCTGAAGAAATCAGCCTGACCAAGGATGCCGGTGACTTCAAAGAAGCCAGCGATACTGTGCGTCATATCTTTACCAGCAACTTATTACGCCAGACCGCACTGGATAGCCTGCAAGGTCGTGGTCCCACACAGGTATTCACGCCTGTGGTCAGCATTCCAGAACTTGAAGCACTCATGTACAACTGGGGATTCTTTGAAACCAACATCCACAGCCGTAGCTATTCACACATTATTCGTAACATCTACAACGTGCCCAAGGAAGAGTTCAACAAGATCCATGACACCGCAGAGATTGTGGACATGGCTTCGACCATTGGTCTTTATTACGATCGCTTGCATATGATCAACTGCCGCAAAGAGTTGCAGGAAGAGTTTGATGAGTACGAACACATCAAGGCCATATGGTTGGCTTTAAATGCCAGCTATGGCTTGGAAGCCTTCCGATTCATGGTCAGCTTTGCCACCAGCCTGGCCATGGTTGAGAATCGCATATTCATTGGCAACGGCAATATCATACAACTGATCCTACAAGACGAGATTCTACACAAAGACTGGACTGCCTGGATCATCAACCAAGTGGTCAAAGAAGATCCACGTTTCGCACGTGCCAAACAGGAATGTGAAGCTGAAGTATATGCCATGTATCAGGATGTGATCCGTGAGGAAAAAGCCTGGGCTGATTACCTGTTCAAGAAAGGACCAGTGATTGGTCTCAATGCCAACATCCTGCGTGACTTTGTGGATTATACCGCAGTCAACGCACTCAAAGAAATTGGGGTCAAGTATCAAGGTGTGGCTCCTAGGACCACTCCAATTCCTTGGTTCAACAAACACGTGAACACATCCAACAAGCAGACAGCGTTACAAGAAAATGAATCAACCAACTATGTGATTGGTGTCATGAGTGATACCATTGACTACAACGCATTACCTAGCTTATAATAACAATCAAGGAGACCTATATGAAAGCCATAGTCTGGAGCAAAAACGCCTGTCCATTTTGCGATCAAGCCAAAAATTTACTCAAGTTAAAAGGCATTGAGTTTGAAGAACGCAACATCAGCACAGACTGGACACGTGAACAGTTGCTGGAAGCGGTACCCGATGCCCGCACGGTGCCGCAGATATTTTTAAACGAGCAGTTGATTGGCGGGTTTACAGAATTACGCAAACATTTACAAGGATAAAATGAAAGTAGAATTGGATCAGGTTTACACAATGAAAATTGCCAACGGCGACGAACTGGTGGCAAAAATCACCGCAGAAGATGATGCAACATATACCATTAGCCGCCCACTGACCGTGGTTCCAGGCCGAGAAGGGATACAGATGATTTTTGCCTTGTTTACTGCAAATCCTGACAAATCCGTGACTATAAATAAATCACAAGTGAGCCTGATGGCTGTCAGCAGAGATGAAGTGCAGGACAGCTATGTGGAAGCCACAACTG